CAGTCACAGGCGACATTCGCGCCATGATTGTATCGGGTCCTCCAGGCGTGGGCAAGAGCTTTGGCGTGGAGCAAGAGATCGAAAAAGCCACCATGTTTGACAAACTGGCAGGCAAGCGACTGCGAGCAGAAGTTGTGAAAGGTGCTGCTACACCCATTGGCCTGTACCAGACTCTGTACAAGTATTCAGACGAAAATTGCGTGGTTGTGTTTGACGACTGCGACAGTATCTTGTTAGACGATGTGAGCCTTAACTTGCTAAAGGGTGCCTTGGACTCAGGCAAGAAGCGTAAAATTAGCTGGTTGTCAGAAAGCAGCAGCCTGCGCCGCGAAGGTATTCCGGACAGTTTTGAATTCAAAGGCAGTGCCATCTTTATCACAAACTTGAAGTTTGACAAAATGAAGAGCCAGAAACTGCGGGACCACTTGGATGCACTGCAAAGTCGCTGCCACTATTTGGACTTGACTCTGGACACCATGCACGACAAGATTCTGCGTATCAAGCAAATTGCCAAAGATGGGGTGTTGTTTGCAGACTACGACTTTGAACCCGAAGTTCAAGACGAGATCATTGCGTTCATGGACGCTAATCAGAATCGTCTGCGGGAAATGAGTCTGCGCATGGCAATCAAAATTGCAGACCTGCGCAAGATGAGCATGCTGAACTGGAAGCGGCTGGCAGAAACAACTTGCATGAAGGTGGCTTAATATGTATGAAATTTGGGATGGTGATTTGTTCTTGTACGCTGTGGATACACTATACGAAGCAGACGAACAGCGCGAAGCAGGCTTTACTGTGAAAGAAATCAACAAATAATCCTGGGTGCTGGTTGGCTCCGGCCCAGGCTTTTGGCAGGTACCCTTAAAACGGTACCTGCTTTTTTTTTGAAACAATAAGTACACGGTGCAAATAGTTTTTTCAAACAATACCGCTGTTGATTTAATCTTCGAATCAACGCCGCTGGCCACAGTGTATCAAAAAATATACAAACATCTTGGTCATGTGGCAGTGCCATTTCGTCGCTGGGATCATCCTTTTTATTGCAATACACTCGAAGAGCTGGTTGAACAGTTGATCTTGTATGCCAGCAAAGTATCAGTCACAGTGTGTCGTGAGTCTTGCTTGAATCAAGATCAAAATCATTTTAATGCTATTCACGAAATCTACGAACACAACTACAATGGAGATCCTGCTTGGTTGAATTTTCACGAGCATATTCATTTATGTGAACGTTGGCCTGTACAAAAACCAAGATTAATCATTGACTATAGAGAAAAATCTGGCATGCTGGAACGACCATTTGACTTGGCCTGGTTGGAAAATGCCACTACCAAAATCAAAGCAGGTGATGTATTTGTAGAATGGGCAGAGCTGGGAAAAACACCATACGGTTACTGGGAAAACAATGAGCCTGATAATATGGATCGTATGTGCGAGTTGGCCAAGCCTTGGCTAACCCTTAGACCCAAAATTGTTGTGGCCCTTGAAGATATAGACACCATGAACAATGTTGATATTCCAGCATTTGAATCTTGGTGGAAACAGCACAGTGAAGAATGGTGTCGGCACTGGAACCTTTTGTCCTGGTCTATTGTTGATATCTTTTCGGTTGTGCGCCTGGGCCAGGTGCCGGAGTTCAAAAACATAATTGAACAATTGAAAAATAACAATACACCAACAAAAATATTGTTATGATTACGTAATTTGATCATTTAACAACCTTGATTTCCAAAGCCTGGTTGTAAATTTTTATTAAATGTCGTATAATAAACACAATGAAACAAGCAACAATAATCATACGAGATGAAGTCAATATCAAGATTGAGGGGTTGGATCTTGACTGTAGAAAGAAACTGGTCAACACATTCAAGTATGAAATTCCTGGAGCAAGATATCAACCTGCTGTGAGACTGGGCAGGTGGGATGGCAAGGTAGCTTACTTTCAACTGGGTGGATCCAGCTACATCAATCTGTTGCCTGAGATTGTGCCCATTCTAGAACAATATGATTATGACATTGAACTGGATGATCAGCGTGATTATTCCACGGTGTTTGATTTTGTGCAGGTAACAGAAGATTCATTTGCACACAAGACTTGGCCTGTAGGGCATCCTGCTGTGGGTCAACCCATCTTGTTGCGTGACTATCAAGTGGAGATTGTGAACAACTACCTGCAGAATCCGCAGTGCATACAAGAAGTGGCCACAGGTGCAGGCAAAACACTCATGACTGCTGCCTTGAGCCAGAGCGTGGAAGCATATGGTCGCAGTATCATTATTGTGCCCAACAAGAGCTTGGTAACACAAACAGAAAAAGACTATGTCAATCTAGGCCTGGATGTGGGTGTGTACTTTGGTGATCAAAAAGACTATGACCGAACACACACCATATGCACATGGCAAAGTCTAAACAACATGATGAAGAAGACCAAGTCAGGTGAAGCTGAGGTGGACATTCAGGACTTTATTGAAGGTGTGGTCTGTGTGATTGTGGACGAAGTCCACATGGCCAAAGCAGATGCCTTAAAGACCTTGCTTACAGGGGTCATGGCTAGAGTACCAATTCGATGGGGACTGACGGGAACTGTGCCTAAGGAAAAGTTTGAAAGCCAAAGTCTGCTGGTAAGCCTGGGCCCTGTTATCAGCAAGCTCAGTGCCAGCGAACTACAAGATCGTGGAGTGCTGGCACAGTGCCACGTGAACATTGTGCAACTGATAGACCATGTGGAATACAGCAACTATCAAAGTGAACTAAAATACCTGCTGGAAGAGTCGGGTAGATTAGACACCATGGCCGGATTGATCTTGCAGATAAACGAAACAGGCAACACCTTGGTCTTGGTAGATCGTGTGGCAGCAGGCACTGAGCTGGTGTCAAGACTGGGAGACAAAGCAGTATTTGTGTCAGGCGCAACCAAGTCCAAAACACGTCAAGATGAATATGACATGGTAGCAGACTCTGTAGACAAGATCATTGTGGCCACGTATGGTGTGGCTGCTGTGGGTATCAACATACCAAGAATCTTTAATCTTGTGCTGATTGAACCAGGCAAATCATTTGTTAGAGTTATCCAGTCAATTGGTCGTGGCATTAGAAAAGCCGAAGACAAAGATCATGTGCAGATCTGGGACATAACCAGCACATGCAAATTTGCCAAGCGTCACTTGACCAAGCGCAAACAGTTCTACAAGGAAGCCAACTATCCGTTCACAGCAGAGAAACTGGACTGGATGAAGATTGCATAATGAGCACGGATTTTCTAGTAGACGACGGAGTGTTCATGCCCATGCTAAACGACGCTGCCCGAAATCAATTTTACAAACAAGCATTGAATCGTGCAGCCGACGGCCGGGTGGTCTGTGACATTGGTGCTGGCACTGGATTTCTTAGTGTACTGGCGCTGGAAGCAGGTGCGTCACATGTGATTGCTGTGGAACGAGATCCGGGTAGATTTGCATATCTGAATCAGACTATAAAAAATCTAGGGCTTGGAAACAGAATAGAAACACACTGTGTTAATTTCTTAGACAGTGATATCCAAGCTGATGTTTATGTCAGTGAAACAATCAACACACAAATATTTGGCGAGGATATGGCTCGACTCAGTAATCATGTGACACATCGTGGCGGCCAATTTATACCTGCTGGAGTTAGAATCTGGGCCGAAGTTTATGTTGATCATGCGGTGTTTGTGCTGGACCTAACGCACAATGAATCATACGAGTTTGACCCAGGGATTGATATAGATTCAGAATTTGTCAAAGCAGTCAACTCAGACTTTCAACAGCAATATAATTTACAAGAAACGGTGTTCAAGGCCAACCAACTCAATCGATTATTCCCTATGCTTGATCGTTTTACAGATCTGAAACTGAACAAAATTGGTGAAACCACTCCAATCACTGTGGATTTTAATCGGTACAACAACGAAAACAACATTGAAATTGTGATACCCAACAGCCAGGTGCCCCGGGGAATGCCAATGGTGGTGTTGAAATGGGAAATGTTTTATCAAGATATTGTGCTGCACAACGACAAATGCTGGTTTGGCAATGTTGCTAAAAATATACGTGACCAATTTCGCACAGGCAACGACATTGTTTTTCGGTATGATCCTGCCATACGCAACTGGAGATTGAGCTACTAGGCTTGACTTTTGTTTGAATATAAATTATAATACTACTATGCGAATATTAACACTAGACAACACTTATTATGATCTTGATCATTTGCCCGAAGAAGTAGATGATATGAGATTTGCTATCCTGGACAATTCAAATCCCCAGGATCCTGATTATCATTTTATTCCACTAATCTTTTTGGAGAGCTTTAACGCTCCTGCCTTGGTGTTGCGAATTGGCACAGCCACAATCAAGATGCCCATGGACTGGCAAATCTTAATAGGTGAACCTGACGTGGGTGATCTAGAAGTACTACCCTTGACCAGCATCAACGATCGTGGATTCAAGGTGTTTCAATTCAATCCACTCACCAGCTATAGACCCAGTTTCCCGGACATTGAAATCCTGGATGTTTACCATGAAGTGAACTGGTATGCACCCAAACTAAAAAATGGCCAAATGCTGGCAGTGCCTTTGAACAATGACGCCGAGCCCGACTGTGTTTACTTTGTGAAAGACGTCAGCCGCAACTGCGAGATTGTGGACTACAACAAGGCCTGGTAACATGGGACAACTCAAACCAGGTGCCACTTACATTTACGAACGCAATGGCGATACTGTGTTCAGAAGAGAGTCGGGCGCAGACCCCAGCACACGTGAAGTAATGGGCTATGATTATCGCACCAGCGATGGCAGACCCTTGCATGACTCATTAATGGATAGTAAACTCTGGGGCGATATTCATCGAGCAGCAAAGACCAATCCCACTTTACAAGATGCATTAGAACGTGCTATAATGATTTACAATTTGAGTAAAACAACATGAGTGACAAGTTACACATTGGCAATGAGATGCGACAATTAGATCTCAAGAATCGCGGCTTCTACGACAGCCTGGATGCAGAAGAACGCAAGAAGTTCAGCACATTTCTCATGCTGCGGTGGAGCAGTTGTGTTGAAGGATCCCAAGAGCTGCAAGAATACTATGTGCAAAGCTGCAATCACTATTTGAACAAACACTTTTTTACTCTGAGCCGCCATCCCAAACTGCAATGGTTGTGTTCCACTGCTGTTAGCCCAGGTATGGGCACACCTCGGCACAACTGGATTGCGCCCAAAAAGAAAGAAGCCGGTGCCAGCACCAAACGCAAGGCACTGGCCGCAATGTTTCCGCACTACAAAGACGATGAGATTGATGTGATGATGCAGATAGTCACACAAAAAGAAATTGACGCTTACCACAAGAGTGCTGGCCTCGATAAAAAATGATTCAACAGTTAGTGGTCAACGGATGCAGCTACATGGAAATGTATACTGTGGGCAACGGCCATGCGGATCTAGCACAACAACTTGGTATTGCCAATTGTTCTAGCCTGGCCATTGGCGGCAGTGCAAACTCTCGTATCTTACGTAGCACTCTCAAACACAGTTATCAGGCCACAGTGCCTACATTTTATTTACTGGGCATGACATTTCTCAGCAGGCTTGAAATACCTATCTTGGGTCAGGATCCCAATCGTGAATTTGAAGGTGCCTGGACCAATCCTCAAAATCAACAA